TAATCCTCCCGGTAGACGACACCTTCGTCCTTGCCTTCAGGTAGATTGACCTCGAACGGGTATCCTTCCTCGACATCCATGAAATGGTAGTTAAGAGAGGCAATAATCTTCAGTTCGTTCGATTGGGCCTTGTGGAACCTCTTGTAAATGGCGGCATACATCTTACCCGCTGCTTCAAGAAGCGCCATAGTCGTGCCCACCGGGCCGTAGTTGGTGGAGCCTTGTAGAATCTGGTCCGTAGAATTGGCAAACTCCCCGCCACGCTGGTCCAGATACACGAGAAGTGCCTGAACTACTGCACTTGGTTCCTTGAATTGGTGTGGAAGAAGCACATCACGGATGGATTGGCCGGGCGGAACCTCTACATCCCGGTATTCACCCATCTGGAACGCCTCGGTAGGCCCGGTAATACGCGGTCCTTTGACCTTCATACCACCTTGGAGGTTGGCAAAGATGCCGGAGTCCACGAGAGAACGAAGAAGGGCGGTCATTACCATCTGGACGTTACCCAGAATGTGGATCAGACCGAACGAATAGAACCCGAACGAGGGAATGTAGCCGTATTGGGTGAAGTTATCGAGACGTTTCTTGTCAATCGGGTCAGTCTCGGCCCAGTTACGCCGGATGCTGAGTACTTTTCCGCTCTCGGAGTCCACCGTGATTACGTATGGCACCTTGCGTCCGAACTCATCCTTCAGTTCCGGCTTGTTCTTGAAGTCGTAATAGCAGAAATGTTCATAAACAAGGAAGCCCGTGCCGGTCTGACCGTTCTGGACACCCATGATGTTGTTAAATTCTTCAGCAAATTCAGATAGTTTGATGTCGTAAGGGGCAAGAGTGCCAGCCGACATGGCCGTGCCCGTGCTACCCGCCGTGTAATCCGGCTCCGTGGGGTCCGCTTCAGGGGGCATCTCGTAGAACTTGTAGAACCCGGAGGTCATACGGTTCATTACGGTGCGTTCCGAGAGGGCCTGCGTGTGGGTGTAACGCTCTGCCGAACAAAGATCGGTCGCATTGTTGGACACAATGAACTGATCTGCGGGGACAAAGATGGAACAAGGACGCCTCTTGTCCGGGTCATACCAGGTTTTCTTGAACGCGTCACCAAAAAGAGCCGAGAAAAGATATGTTTTCTCCGAGTCGGGGTAGAACTCGGTCATCTTTTCCGTTAGCTGGTAGTTCAAGTGCTGCTTGACCCGGCCAGCCCGGTCGATCTTTTCCTGGGTTTTCTTACCGATGATCTTGGTATCGGCAGGACCGTAGGCTGGAAGCAGTTCCGTGGACGCCTTGGACTGGAACTTGATCGCCGTCTCAAGGATAAGGGGGTGTGTGGCGTAACACCCGCCGTTGACGATGGCCCCGGACTGGTCCCCAAGGTTCAGGCCAAGAAGTTTAAGGCCCGTGATAGCGTTAGCCATCCACACGGACCTCGTTTGTTCATCTTCCTCTACGGCAGCAAGGACGGATTGCCCGAGACGATCCAGTTCATCGTCATCGAACAGATAGGTGAGGTCCTCGAAGTGGGTGTCAACCCCGTAAGGTTCCGGGGCTAGCTCCTCAAGAGCCTCATCCTCTGCCGTTTCAACCTCAAGTTCCCCGTCCTCGAACTCAATCTCCATCTCCTCGGCACCAAGGCCGGGTTCATCATTGTTATCGTATTGTGGTGAAGTTGTTTGGAACTGGTTGATGGGCACGGATCAAGAAATACTTGGTTTCGTGGAAAGTGTGCAAGTTGTGGTAAAAATCACCCCAAAATTCCATACGTAAATATATGGCAACATATCTGTCCTATTATATCGTAACCTATTGATTTCATTAGATAAAAAAGAACAAGAGTGAAAGTGAACACTGTTCACATCCCTGTGTTTACGAAATGCGCGAAGTTCTGTGTGCCTATGTTTTCCGGGATTTTTGATTGCCCTCTAGCGGCAGCATAGTCCGATAGTGTAGGGTGCGCGGAACAAAGCAAAAAGGAACACATATAACTCCCCCTCTAGGAATCATCCCTAGGGGGTTCTTTTTATCTACACTAATGTATTGGTATGTACTAAGGAATGTGCTGTGGAGTGTTCCCCCGGTCCACAGTAATGTCCCTTATGATCGTTCTAAGGACTACGCCTGTGGACTACGCCCCCGGTATACGTCCAAAGTATCCCCCTTGACATACGTCCTCGGTATCCCTAGATGTTTTATGTGTGATACCTTAAGACACAAAGGAGATACGTTGTTCCATGTTGAAAGAGTTTATCCAGAGTTCAAACTTCCTTAAGGAATGGAACCATGGCCCGCATGAGGTATTCCCCGGACTGGTTCAACACCAAGGCTTACTCGAAAGGATTGTGTTTCTAGGCCTTAGCCTGTTGCTAGACCTTTTTATGATCTTCGGTATAATCGTTTATACGTTATTGTTTATACCAATGATCCCATTTGTCATCTTTGATTATATCGTTAAACGTTACCAGTCACAAGGGACCAGTAGGTAGCCTTGCCCGTGGAGTACTTAGGTTTAGCATCCAAGTCCTCCTCAATCTCCCCGGCCCATTTGTTGGATGACATATCGAATGTATCCCTGAGATATAAAAGACACATAGTTAACGTGTCCGTAAGGTCATCGTGGCTGTAATTAGGAAATGCAAGACATTCGTTAATCAGTTCCTTTGCAAACCACTTGTTGGGTATGTGGACCCGTCCTGACCGAAGAATGGGGGTCACAGCGTGTGCCCTCGTGATCTTGTCTACGGTCGGATTGTATCCGTGGACAGGCCAACCTCTCCTCAACAATTCCTGGATGACAGTCTGGCCTGACCCCTTGTTCTCCACGACAAAGATGTCCGGGTCATAGGCTTCCTTTATTTCTTCAATCTTTTCAAACAGATCGGTAAAGTTCCACCTGCCTTGGTGGGCTTCCAGCAAACACAGATGGTTCACCACTATCTCCCGGCCAAGGTTGATGCCAAACTTGACCACCTCGTTCCGCTCGAAGATACCCCACACGGTGAAGGCCGAGAAGTCAGCCGACTCCTTTGTCGAGAACGCCGTGTCCATGCTGACCAGAATGAACTTGATGTTGGAAGGTGGTTCAGAGTGGTCCCACACCTTGAAGTCTGTCCTCTTGAAAATGTTGCCTTCTTCAATAACCGGGCGTTGAAGGTAGATGGCGTTCCAGTTCTCTGAGGAGTTGGACCGTTCAAGGTCTTTGATTTCTTCAAGGGGTTTGGTGCCGGGCCAGTAAGACGAACCAACCGGCAGACCAAGCAGCTTGGACGCCTTCTCATCGATGATCGCCGGGATGGACACAATCTCCCACGGCCTCGATGACCCCGGCACAGGGCGGTCCGTGGTGCCGTCCAGCTTTTGCAGGAACCCCAGAAGGTCATCTACGTGCCACCTTGTGCCAATCATCAACTCCGAGCCGTAGCGCCACAGACGAGAGCGTGCCATGGGCACGTAGTTCCGGTTGATACGTTCCCGCTCCGTCTTGGACTTGGCTGCGTGGTCGGCCATCATGTCGTCCCCGATCACGATGTTTGCACCACGGCCTGCAATCTTGCCATCTACGCCAGCACAGAAATAGATACCGTTGGCTGTTGTCTCCCACCTCTTTGCCGACCGTGAGTCCTTCTTCAATTGCGTCCGAGGAAAGATACGGGAGTACTCGAACGTTTTCATCAGGTCACGAATAGGCCTGCCCGATACGTCCTCGATAAGGGACTGGGTGTGGGAGAGGTGAAGGATTTTCCACTCAGGGTGCCTCCCGAACAACCACGATACAAACAGGTTCGACAACACCGTTTTCATGGAACGAGGGGGCATGGAAATCTGGACCCTCTTTGGCTTACCGTCTACAACACCTTGCTCCATGGACTGCAACGTCTCACACAGATACCGAATGTGGGGTCCGTCCTCGAAATCAGTTCCGAGAAAAGTTTCAGCCATAAGACAAACGTAAACATAGAAATTGTCTCTGGCCTTTGTGACGTTGTAGTTCTGTAGAACCTCAAGAGCCTTTTCCCGTTCAGCCCGAGAGAAGGAACCAAGATTGGTTTTGATGTACTCAATCGTCTGTTCTAGTTCCGTATTACTCATAGGACTCCCGGTCCAGGTATTGTGCCCCTGTATGTGCCAATATACAAGGGGTTGATGTTATTAGTTGATAGAGCTTTTTATAGCCAGTCCAGCAATCTTGAGGTGGTTGGACAACTCCTCGTTAGCCATCTCCTCTTGCATCCCGGTCTGGGCCAGTTCGTCACTAGGCTTGGGATCAGCCAATCCAGCCCGCCTTGAAATCTTGTTCAACTCCCCGATTTGCATAGCCTCCTGGGTCGATAGTTTGTCCTTTACCCCCTTTGGAGAGAATAGGCCAATACCCGTCCCGAGAAGCTGGGCCGCTTCGTTGGCCTCCTTGTATTTACCGTCCGCCATGGAAGCGTTGAACGAATCCCTCAACATTCCGATAATTTCATAACGATCAATACCTTCCGCCTCCAGCTTACGAAGCGTGCTGAGAACGATGGCCTCCTTGATTGCAGGTTTGTTCAGATATTGCCAGGCAATGAGCCTTAACGACTCCCCTTTAGCGTTGGACCCGGCACGGATCATAACTTCCGAAAGAGAGTCCCAATCCTTTTGCACGTAGTGGGTGACAAACCGTTGCTGCTGCGGAGTGAGCGACGCCATCAAACCGGCGAGCCTCTGTGCCCGCTTCTTCTTGTCATCGTATTCCTTCGACCGTCGCCCGGCCTTGGACACCACTTCCTCAAGAGGTTCGTTGCCCTCCCGAAGCACCGAGAAAAGATGGTCAATATCGAGCGATGCCTTTTCAAGCATCTCTGCGTCCGTCTCCGGGACATCGGCATCGAGAGGCGGGGCTACGTCATCGAACCGTGTGGTGGTATGGGGTGTATCAGTTGTAGCAGTCGCTACAGGAATGGGGCTGGGTTTCTTTTTAGGTCTGGGCATACGTCGGACTATACATTTCATACTATCATATCACGCAACTTCAATAGATACGATATAAACATATCCTTATATACGGATATATGGAACCACCTATAAAAAGGGGCACCCCTGTCTGTGTGTAAAAGCACCCCCACCCCCTGTTTTTGGGAATAACTGGGAATACCTGAATTTTTTTTAAGGGGTATAAAGAAAGATACTATTCAGCCTGGCCCCCTGTTCTTTCCCCCTGCCCCCCAACCCACACGCACCCCCACCCACCCCCGCTCACTCCTTGGACTTAGCCCAGGCCGGACACCTCAGCTTGGCACATAGGACTATGGTCCAGACCGGATGCCCATGCCGCCAAGCCCCATGCCACACCGGCCCGACCATCGGATTTCTTTCTCGGATCACTCGCGATCTATCCGCGCGGCTGGCGCACCGGAAATAAAATAAACATTCCTTAGTAATCTAACTAAGCATCAAACATTAGATAGCTAACTAAGTAATATTCATTAGTGAGCTAACTAAGTAATATTCATCGGTGCCCCGGTCCTGGTGCCATGCTCGAGGTGCCCCGGTCCTGGTGCCATGCTCGAGGTGCCCCGGTCCTGGTGCCATGCTCGAGGTGCCCCGGTCCTGGTGCCATGCTCGAGGTGCCCCGGTCCTGGTGCCATGCTCGAGGTGCCCCGGTCCTGGTGCCATGCTCGAGGTGCCGCGGTCCCGGTGCCAAGCGCGAAGTGCCGCGGGCCCGCTATCAAGCTGAATTCGGTACAGTCCGACTGGCAATGCGTTGCACCCG